GAGTGGCTTCCAGATACAGCCTGTCTGCTGAGGAAACCGGGCTTCTCTATCAGGTGAAGCCCAGGGGTAAATCAGCGACCGTTGTTGAGCTGTGGACAGTCCAGGACTTTGAGCTCTATCTGGATAATGCCCTGATAGAGAAGAAGCCTAATCCTTACGGGTTTATCCCCTTTATTATCTATCCAAACCTGCGTGAGCCCAAGAAGTTCTGGGGAGTATCTGATTTAACCCAGATTATGGAGTCGCAGCGGGAATTGAATAGGGCGATGAGCCAGCTATCGCGCATACTGGAATTATCCGGTAATCCCATCGCTGTTCTTGAGAATGTGGAGGAGTCCGAGAATATAGCCATCAGACCGGGGGCGGTGTGGAATGTCCCCGAGGATGCCAGGGCCTATCTGCTTGACCTGTTGCAGGGCGGTGGCATCAATCTTCATATTAACTATATTAATTTGCTGTATCGCACCTTGCATGACATATCAGAATCGCCGCGGTCTGCCTTTGGCGGGACGGAAAGGGATTTATCCGGGGTAGCTCTGGAGATAGAGCTTAACCCGCTGCTGCAGAAGGTCAGAAGGAAGAGGATTATCAGGTCGGCTGTCTACAGGCGTAGAAATGAAATGATTCTCAAGCTTCTGGAGAAGTACCGGGGTGAGAGCTTCGGGGACAACCACCTGCGTGTGGTCTGGGGGCCGGTGCTGCCTCAAGATATAGCCAGGCAGGTAAATAATGAGCAGACTTTAATTCAGACTGGCATCCACTCCCGGCGGACAGCCATGGATGAGATTGGTATCAGGGACCCTGAGCATGAGTTCAAAAGATGGCTTGAGGAGAGGGAGACCATCCTCAGGATGAACAAAGAGCTTAACGTCAAGTCCACCAAGAACGTAGCGAGAGAGAGTGCTTTACCTTCTCAGGCGGAAGGCGTTGAGGAATAATCAGCAGGAGGAATTATGGTGGCTGATAAAGAACAGGAACTGACAGATGAGCTTGAGGCTGTCAAGGGTGAGCTGGAAAGACTGAAGCAGGAGAAGAAATCCTTTACTAAAGAGCTTGAGTCTAAAAATGCTGCCATTGCCGAACTTGAGCAGACTGCGGTCAGCAAGGATAGTGAGATTGCTATCCTGAAGCAGGCGGTGGCTGAGTCAGACAGGAAACTGGCTGAACTTAACGAGTCCTTAGCTCAGGCGGTGGCCAGCTATCGGGCTATGGTAATGGAAGCAAATCCAGAAATACCGGATGAGTTGCTCACCGGGGACACTATTGATGCCATAAATGAGTCCCTGGGAAATGCCCGAGCCCTTATTGATAGGGTTAAACAGGGAATTGAAGCGGAAACTTCAAAGACCAGGATACCCGCCGGGGCGCCGCAGAGGGCACCTCTTGACCTGTCAGTTCTATCTCCACGGGAGAAGATTCAATATGCAATAGGAGGTAAAAGGTAAATGGCGTTAACATTAGCGGAAGCAGCTAAGCTTTCAAATGATGTACTACTTCAAGGGGTGGTGGAGACCATCGTTAAGGATTCGCCGGTTTTGCAGAAACTCTCTTTTGTTGAGATTGTCGGTAACGGTCTGACCTATAACCAGGAGAAGACCTTGCCCAGTGTTGATTTCTATGATGTTGGCGATACCTGGGTTGAGTCCACGCCGACCTTTGAGCAGAAAACGGCGAACCTGAAGATTATGGGTGGTGATGCCGATGTAGATAACTTCCTCAAGTCGACCCGGAGCAATGTTCAGGACCTTGAGGCAGCCGTTGTTGAACTGAAGGCGAAGGCAGTCAAGGACAAATTTGAGGAGACCTTTATCTATGGTGATGTCACTGCCGACCCCAAGCAATTTGATGGCCTCAGGAAGCTCATTGATACTACCACGGCTGGCGACCAGGTGATTGCTATGGGAGATACTGGCGCTACTCTCACCCTGGCCAAAATGGATGAGCTCATTGATGTGGTAAAGGGGGGCAAGCCGGATATGCTGCTGATGAGCCGCCGCTCAAGGCGAAAGATTAATGCTCTGGTTAGGGCGAGTGGGGCAATGATAGACAGTGACCGGGACCAGTGGGGCAATTTTGTCCAGTTGTGGGATGGTATTCCCATTGGCGTCAATGACTGGGTACTGGATACCCACACCGTTAGTGGCGGAGTTGAGACCGGCACCACCAGTGGCGATTGCTCCACTGTTTATGCTGTTCAGTTTGGGGAGTGGGCCCTCTGTGGCTTGACCAGTCCCGGGCATCTGACTGTAGAGCCAATCGGCTCTATGGAGAGCAAAGATGCCACCCGAACCAGGGTTAAGTGGTACGTGTCCCTGGCGTTGTTCAGCGCGGTTAAAGCAGCCGCTTTAATCGGGGTTAAGGACTAAGGAATAGAAGGAGGCAAAAATGGCATTCTCAGACCCGGGCAAGGGAAGAATTATTGAGCAGGGCGAAGGACTGGTCAAGGTAACATTAGCCGAAGCCTGTAAGTCCGGTGATATTCTGGGCTACAGCTCAGGCTGGAAGAGGGCGCTGGCTACCGTTGGCACGGCTATTCAGGGAAGGCTGGTAGCTGGCGAGGATGGTGCCAGTGGCGATGTCATCACCGCCTACCGTCGGGCAGTGGTCAGTGGCTACTCCGGCGGTACGGCAGGCAACGCCGCCTATGTTGCCGAGGGGACGGATAATGGCGAGATTACCGAGACCAAGCCAGGCACTTCTGGCGATTGTGATACCATCATCGGCTACATGGTTTCGACTACTGTGGCTGCCCTGGAGCCCGGCTCAAGGGCTGATTCAACAGTTACATAAAAGTAAATTGTAAGGGGGAGGGGTAGTTCCCTCCCCCTGTGGAGGTAAATCATGGCAGAGATTTATTCAACGCAACCCGGACTGCATAGAAGTAATATTACTGCAGTTGATTCCGCAGACCCGGCGGATACCAGTGGGGCTATTGATACCAGGGGCTACAAGGAGTGCCGATTTGACATTACTATCACCGGCACCGACTTTAGCAGTCTTGAGGTTCAGGCTTTGTTCTGGAACTCTAGGCAGTCCAAGTGGATGGGTGGTGGCAAGAAGACTTTCACTGCTGTCGGGCAGCATGCCCTGGTGGTCGATGCAAGAGGGGCAATGGTATTCCTGAAGGTAACCGCTTTCTCGGGAACCAGTTTCTCCCTGTCTGCGGACTACGCTTTAAGTTAGGAGGTAAATCATGCTTAAACTGGCTGGAGAATTTGTTGAAGGGCAACTGGCTGACCATATGGCTGAACTTGATGCTCATACCTATAACAGGCTTGAGAAGCTGGTTCCGGGGTACTACATGTTGTCTTATGGAATGGGTAATACCACTGGCACATTCATTATGACTGCCGACAAACTCTACGTTATGCCTTTTGCACCAGCTAGAGCAATAACTGTAGATAGAATCGCTATTGCAGTCACCCTGGCAGGGGCTGGAGGGACCAAAGCCAGGTTGGGCATCTACAATAGTGATGCTGATGGCAAGCCGGCAGCGTTGGTGTTAGATGCTGGCGAAGTTGGTGTGGATGGGGTCGGAATCAAAGCCATTACCATAAATCAGTCTTTAACCAAAGGCTTATACTGGCTGGCTTGTGTGTCTGACGGGACGCCAACGGTTAGACACCATTATGCTATGGCTACCCCTTACGGTATTCACTCAGGCTGGACGAGTATGAACAGCACTGTCTATGTAGCTCATGCCTATGGCGCCTTACCTGACCCATTTGGAGTGGCAACTCCTAATACTAGCAATACTCCTTACGTTGCTTTGAGGCTTGCTTCGTTAGACTAAATTTCTAGGAGGATAAAAATGCCAGAGACAAGGTATGAAGAAGTATATAAAGATGGTGAGTTAGTTAGCCAGGAGCCTTACCAGGTTTCCGATGAGCAGCTGGAGCGGGAAGCAGCTGAACGGGTAATCGGTGAGCTCTCGGCTAAGGCTGATAATGAGATAGCTGCCCCTGAAATGGCTGAATTCCTGAAGGCATTGGCCAAGCTCAGGTAAAGAACGGAGGTAGAGATGAATCTGACTGATATGAGGACTATAGTCAGGCGCGACCTGCACGATGAGGACGCCAGCAATTACCGCTGGACAAATGATGAGCTGGACAGGCATATTGCCCATGCGCTGAAAGACCTTTCCGAGCATCTTCCCTGTGAGCAGAAGGCAACTAAAGCCACCACCTCCGGTTCCAGAGAGATTGATATATCCAGCGTAACTGACCGGGTCATGGTTGAAGCCGTGGAATATCCGGTGGATAATTTTCCCAAGCGCTACCAGCCCTTTGCTATGTGGGGAGACACGTTAACAATTCTCGGCGATGAAATTCCAGATGGCTCCAATGCCTATGTCTACTATGG